TCAGAGACTTTGATTGAGATGGCCTCCTTTTGACGCTCTTTCTCGACTGCGATTTCAGCTAGGCGCTTATTGATGTCTGTAGGGGATAGTGTAGGACTCATTTTGGCACACAACTTTACAGATAAAAATAAGGTGAAGTGGCACATGTGTCATATCCTAAAAGTGTGTCATTTTGGCACAGTCGTCGTTGTGCTTGTGTGCGTTATGCGGGCGCATTATGCGCGTATGCGACACGCCTGTCCGCCCAAGAGCGTCGCTCTCGCCTGCCCATCCGCGCACACGCAGTTCTGCGCGCCCGCGCGTCTGCCTGCCTACCTGCCCCTCTGCCTGCCCTTGCCCACACAGGCGTATCAATCGCGCGCGTGAGATACCATGTCCCCCTTTTCGTCGTGGCAAAAGGCGTAGAGACGTTTATCTAGAACAACATTGGTCCATCTTGAACTTGCTGTTTCTGCATAATTTATGTGATAATAGCCTAAGTACTTCAATATACAGGGGGAGTGGCCACACAGGAGCCACTTTCAACATCTACATAAGTTATATGATTTTAGTTAAAGTACTTCATCTGACAGGGCGGGGCCTGAAGTAACCAAGCCGACGGCTCCTTGGAGCCGTATAAGGTTAGTCTCCTACTCAACTAAGACGAAAGGTAGCCGAATCAACAACTATGCTGCATACAGGAGACATGATCCACATTTATCCGGTTGACCGCAAAACAGGCAAAACCAGCCATTTGACAAATAAGTCTGACCTTTGTTGGTGTGAGCCGGAGCTTATGCAACGCTGCAACGAGTGTGAAGATGCCGACAACCCTAATCCATCCTGCTGGAAATGTGGTGGGCGAGGCTTAATTTCCCCTTACTGTGATGAGTATGCTACTCTAATCATTCATAAAGCACTTGATAGAGTCTGTTACCCTGAAATGTCCGACGAACACCTAGGATGCAAATAACATGCCACAACTCACTAAAAAGGCCAGAAAGGCTAAAGTAGCTAGAATCGTAGATCCAGCCATTCTCGCAGACCGTAGACGCCCCTCAAAGATACCTGATATCGAACGTAAGGCTACCTACATGGCCGCCTTCGGCAAGTTCATAGACACCCTAACCCCCGACCAAGCCCGTAATGTCCTCCTGAAACGCAACCCAAGTAAGTTCGATGACCCTGTCCGCAAGAAACTCTTCATCACCGTCTACGATGAAATGTGGCCAGAGACAGAATTGGCCCTTAAGGCCTGTGGAGCAGACAGCACATGGATGCGTAAGTCAGCCCAGAATGACATGGAGTTCGCAGCAAACCTTGCTGCCATCGAAATGAGGCGTAACGAACAACTCAAGTCGATCAGTTTCGCTGCAGCCAAGAAGGAAGAGAACGTAGCTGAACGTATGTTCTGGCTGAAGAAACGTCTCGCAGACGAATTTGGTGACGAGCCGCCTAAGTTCAACATCATGCAGATCGTCATGAACAGCTCTAGGGAACAAGTTGACTTCAAGTCGGTAGACACTCTCCTTGCCAACTTCCATAAACTAGAGGAAGAAGAGGCAGCTCTCAAGGCCGCCATAGATATAACACCCAAGTCCCCCCCAGCCAAATGAGTCCTACACTATCCCCTACAGACATCAATAAGCGCCTAGCTGAAATCGCAGTCGAGAAAGAGCGTCAAAAGGAGGCCATCTCAATCAAAGTCTCTGAGAAACCTTACTTAGCTTATCGTCCCAACAAGTCCCAAACGCGAATCCACCTATCTGATTCCTTCGAACGATGGGTATTTGCAGGCAACGGTACCGGCAAAGATGCAGCCCTCTGTAACGAAATGGGCTGGCACGCCCTAGGTGACTACCCCACTTGGTATCCCGAATCCGGTAAAGTCAACCCTCTTCGTCAACCCATTAAGATGCGCCTCTGCTGCACCACCTTCAACGATGGTATCCAAGGTATCATCGTCCCCGAATTCGAGAAGTGGTTCAAAGGTCACTTTCGTTACTACGAGAAAGACCGTATGATTGTTTTCCACTCCACCCAATCCCGTATCTACCTAAAGACCTACGATCAAGACACTGACACCTATGCTGGTGCTAACCTCTCCTTCATCGGTATGTCTGAACACTGCCCTAAAGACAAATACGAAGAGAACCTCGCCCGTCTCCGAGGCGGAGGAGTCCGCCGTCTCCTAGCTGAGATGACACCTACAGAAGGGATGAGCTGGGAATATGACGAAATATACGAGAAGTACGAGAAACGTCTCCGCCGTCCCCCTGACCTAGACATCATCCGTGGCTGTACAGCAGACAACATAGCCCACCTCTCAGAGTCCTACGTGAAGCGATTCGAAGCCCTCCCAGAAGATGAACGCCGTGTTCGCCTCTTCGGAGACTTCATCCACCTAAGCGGCCTCGTCTACAAAGAATACCGTGACTGGTACCATGATGAAATCCGAGATGACAAGCCCTATGGCGGTAACCTGATTAAGCGATTCGACATCCCCTACCACTGGCCCCGCTCCATGGTAATCGACCCCCACAACCGTAAACCTTTCGCACTCCTCTGGCGGGCCATATCCCCAGACGGCCGCAGCTACTACTACGATGAATTCAAGCCAGAGAAAGGCGGCATGATCGTAGAAGAATACGCTAAGGTCATTAAGCAGAAAGAAGCTGACCTGCATGGCTCCATGACCTACCGTTTGATAGATACCTCTGCCCGTGAGAATGACCCTATCACTGGCCGTGACATCCAACAGGAATTCTCCAACTGTGGTATCGTCACCCGTACTGTCCGTAAGCCTGAGAAAGCCGTAGACCCCGGTATCCAGAACGTCACCAAGCGCCTTCGTTTCCGGCAAGACACCCTGAACCCCTCTAAGTGGTTCCCAGACATCCTTGTATTCGATGACCTCTACCAACTCCGCTACGAATTCAAACACTACGTGTGGGATGAATTCGTCAGAAAGTCTGATTCCCATGATCCCAAAGACAAACCCCGTAAGAAAGATGATGACCTTATGGATGGCTTGAAATACCTTGAAGCTAGCGGCTTCCGTTATGACCCCATTCAAATGAGTAAGCCCTCTTGGGGGAAGAGGAATCCATACGGTTGTAACTAGCAGTTATACTAAATAACTAAATAGTCCTAGTACTTACTAAAGTAACCTGTACACTATGTCGAAACGGTGCCTACAGGTAGTTACCACAATTATTAACATTACGGAGGCCCTCAATGGGTGCAGAATTCACGGGTGAGTTCAGATCAGTAGAGTACGGTAAACAGGGTACTAAGAATAACGATTCCGTTAAGTTTGGCATACAAACCTGTCAATCCAACAGCGCAACTGGCGGATCCGCAGATAACACTAAGACGGGTCCTAAGACTTCTTACATTGACCGCGTCAGCAAAAAAACAGTAGTCCGAGCAAGTTAAGGGAAATACAACATAGCCTATGGCTAAGTTACCTACAGGCCCTTCTAGATCATCCTCTGGGAGGGCCTCTTCCCTTTCGGGTAAGCTAGACCGGGGACGCCAGATTGATATACGCACTACCAAATCTAAGCCTCCTCAATCTGATAACCTGTCTGGTAACACTCTCAGTAACTACTCTAAATCCATGAAACAGTCCGACGTCTTCAAAACAGTGCGCTCTCAGACCTACAAGTAGGATATCCCTATGCCAGCAAAAGTCTATAAGGTCGGTCCCGGAAAGTACAGAGTAGAAACTCCCAACATGGTACACAGTAAGGGTACCTCTATGATGAGTGCAAAGTCTCAACAACGCCTCCTAAACGCAATCGACCATGGCCTCAAGCCGACAGGTAAGAAGAAGCGTGGTAAGTTCATAAAGAAGGCAGCTTACTAATATGCCAACCTACATGCCAGAAAGTAACATTCCCAATCTTCCCGACCAGCAAGCCTCCGGCTACAAAACACCCACTAACACAAATGACCGTACAGTCCCTTCTCCCCAAGCAGCATTAGAATACAAAGACCAACCTGCCTACACAGACCAATTCTCCTACGACCCCATTCGTAAGGCAGCTATTGTTGAGATGGTCTTACTGGATGCAACCACCGATGAAGACTCCATGAAGCCTTACCTAGAACGTATTCGAGAGTGCATTAAACTATACGAACAAGAGCGGGGGACGAAAGCTGAGCCATTTCCGGGTGCAAGTAATGTAACAGCGGGTGACGTACCCATAGCCGTAGAAAATATGCACCCCCGTCTTTTTGGTGCCGTCATGACTGACCCTCTCGCTAACTTCCGTGCCGAGAACTCCCCCTCTATCCGTAACCTGAATAACGTCACCCGCTTCATGAATTGGGCCTTCCGTATTGACATGCTCGACTTCATGGAGAAGTTAGATGAACACGTCCATTCAGCTATCATGGCAGGTACCCAAGTCAGCTACATCTTTTGGGACCGTGTCCGAAACGTATACCGTGACTGGGAATTAGACTCTTCTGGCTCCGAACAATTCAAACGTAAGGTGGAACTCCTAGAGCGTGGCGGCGTATACAACATGAACATTGAGGACTTCTTAGTCCCCATTACCGAGGGCCGTGATATCCACCTTATGTCCCATAACATCCGTCGTTACTACCTTACAGTAGCTGAAATCAAGGAATCCATCGCCCGTAAACTATTCCAAGACCCCAACTTCGACCTAGACGCTCAAGTAGACGAACTCATGAAGAACACAGACAGTGAACTAGTCACCCGCCTTCAATCAGCAGGCTTCACTCTCCCACAAATACGTAACCGAAAGCGTCTAGAAATCCTAGAGTGGCACGGCCTCTATGATGCCGAACGTGAAGGCTTCCGCTCTGAATGTACCTTTACAATTATCCGCAGCCTAAAGACCTATCTTAGCGGCCGTTACCAACCCTCTCCAGACGGAAAGCGCCCCTTTGAAGCCACTTGGCTAATCCCTCGTAAGAACTTCTTCTACGGTATCGGCATACCCGAAATGATCCGTCTTCTCGCCCAAGAGCGTGATGCCATCCACAACCAGCGTATTGACGCTGGCTCTGTGAGCATCATTCCCTTCGGTTTCTATCGGGCAGCTTCCGGCTTCAAGCCAGACAAAATTACGCTTCAGCCCGGTTCATGGCTGCCTCTTGACGACATACGGGATGCCTCATTCGCGCAGTTCTCTAACCCCTCAACAATCCTAGCCTCTGAAGAAGCTATGACCCAAGGTCAGATTGAGAAGCTCTCTATTGCAGGCAGCTTCCAGTTAGGCAGAGAATCCGAAATATTCAAATCCCGTGCTACCGCCCGCGGTACCCAACTTGTAGTCGGCCAAGGTAACATCCGTTTCAATCTACTTGGAGAGCGTGTCAAGCGAGGTGTCTCCAAGATTATGAACCGCCTAACCGCCCTCTACCAAGCCTATCTTCCCCCTAACTTAGCGGAACGTGTCCTAGGTGACGATGGCAAGAAACTATTCCCTGAAGGCATCACCCGTCAGGAACTCCGTGGCCGCTACCATGCCTACCTAACCGGTGACACAGAAACCTCCAACAAATCCTATGAGCGTCAAATCAGCGTCACCATCTATCAAGCCATGGTAGAGAACCCCTTAGTACAGCGTAGCCCAGCCCGTCTCTGGGAAATCACAGCTGACATGCTTAAGTCCTTCAACCGTGACGTACGTCGCATTATCGGCACCCGCCCTCCTGACACAGGCGACCCCCTAGAAGCAGTCAGCATGATGCTTGAAGACATTAAACAAGGTTTCGCTCCAGAGATTCCCTCTCAAGGCGACTTCATTGCTATCATCTCCGGTCTCTCTCAATTCAAAGCCTCAGACGAGTATGACAAGCTTGACATGGGCAAACGCCACCTTGTCGATGACGCCATCTCTGTCGCCCGTACCCGTATGGTTAAGATGATTACTCAGGCTATTCAAGCCCGTGCTCAACAAGCCCAACAACAAGCTGGTTCTCAAGGTCAGCCTCAGGGCAACCCACAAGAACAATTCATTGGCTCTGAAGAAGTCCCATCAGGCGCTCCTATGGCACCCCCGGATCAATCTCTATCAGCACCGGGAGGTTTCTAATGATATGGCTATATCCAACATGGCTACACCCGTACAGGCGGCTCCGCCCCATTTATAAAGTTTGTATAAACTCTTTAGGAGGTTTCTAATGTTCGGTCCCCTCGGCATGATGGTAGACTTTATCAAAGGCAATCAACCTAAACCGACCGTTCTCAAAGTAGAGTCCCTAAATAAATCCGAAACTCCTGAAGCCGAAGTCACGAAGCCTCTCTCTCCCGAAGACCCCTATATCCAAACCCGTCTCCGCGACTTCTTTTCTTCAGACTCTTGGCCTTATGTTAAGGACGCTCTCATGAAACAAATTGTAGTCTACCAGATGCGTGTAGATCGAGAGTTACAGGCCGACCTTCGTGACCCTAAAGACACCAATGGCCGCCTTTCCAGCTTCAACGGCGGCCGCCTCCGTGCAGGTGAAGAGATTCGACAGATAATTGAACGCTTACGAGACATTGTGATTAAAGGTAAGTAACACCACAACCGATAGTGCAGTGTAGTAACAGTAGTACCTTACAGTACTAATTACTGTAAGTAATCGCAACGTGGACACGACCACGGTAAAATAGTGGAGCGACAATGCCAGAACCAACAGGCGGAACACCCGGATCGGCAACACCTCCGGCAGCAGGCTCGCCCCCGGCTGGAACTCAAGATGATGCAGCGAATCGCGAGAAGTGGATTCCTCGTGAACGCTTTGATGAGGTCAATACGAAAGCTAAGCAGTTAGAGCAAGAGGCAGCAGATGCTAAGACAGCTGCAGAGTACTATAAGGGACTAGCCACAAGCGGCTCAACCCCTTCACAGGATCCTGCAACCCCACCTAGCTCCGCAACACCGTCTTCTGATGAAGCCCTTCCTTCCGGTTACACAAACTGGGAAGAATGGTACGCATCTGACCCCGGTGCAGCCACTGACTACCGTGCCCGTAAGACCTATCGCGAAGAGCGAACCAAGACTGAATTTATGGAAGGCCGTCAACGCTTCCTAAGTGATGTCTACCAAAAGAATCCAAACCTATCGGACCCCGTGAAACGCACTACTGACCCCGTCTACATCGAGTTCAGTAAGCTTATCAAGGAAAACCCGGTAGCTGGCGCAACGGAGAAATCCTTACGTCAAACATGGGAATTAGCGGAAATCCGCAGCGGAAAGGGTAAAGACTACGCAGCCGGTGCAGCAGCTGAAGCGGCACGCCAAGCAGCCATCAACGGTGGTAGTGCCCCTATCGGCAACGGTTCTCCCTCATCCCCCATGGGAGGCGGCAACGCAGTACCCGCCGTATCTCCGACAGAAATGCGGGTCGTCAATAAATACTTTGGCGGTTCGGTTCAAGAATACGCTAAATGGAAAGGTGAAAGTACCGACCGTGAAGCTTTCAAAATACCCATGAAGTATGAGAAAGCTAAACGAGGGTAACTTATTTATGGAATCCGTACCATTTAATGACGTGCATCCGTCACCAACAGGACGCCAACCCTTAGGAACTCTTAAGGGTATTGACCTTCCTGATTGGGCAGTCCGCAGCGGTAAGTCCAACGAAAGCCGGTGGATTCGTTGTTACCAATGCGGCTTCCCGATTGACACTACACGACATAACTTGGACTCTGAGTACGACGGTGTCACATCTGTCCGTACTACTCAGGAGCCAAACAGCACTGTGGTATACAACCCAGTTGTGGGCTTCGGTTGCCCCCAATGTGGGGCATCCCAAAGTGCTCGTGGTCCGGGAGGATAAGCTATGGGCTTAACAGTCCTAAACTATAATCCATTCCGTAAGCTACACCCAGCCGCCTTCTCCGGTACAGCCATTTGCCCCACTTGTTTTGGGTCAAAGGTAAAACTTCTTGATCGAGTCGGCCCCTATGTCCGTCGTTACCAGTGTAAATCATGTCACATGATCTACAGGGAAGACCTGACACCGGTAGGACACTACGGCGACCAAGACATTAAGACTCGTGAAGTAGGAAATCCCTACGCATCGTTTAAGAATCTCAAGCCAACGATGCACATTGGGATTCACAAATTCAAGAAGTAGCTTGAGAACGGCTCTAGCAGATTCACTGACTAGGGTTAAGAGGGGCTAATCCCCAACAACCTGAGGAGTACTTACGATGAGATGGTTCCACGACTTATACGGCGCTGAGCCGATTGAACGCTACGTTCCGATTTACGATGCAGCCTTGATTGATCAAGGTGAGTTGATTATGTTGGGAACTACGGATCCAGACAGTGGTGCAGACCACGGAGTTGCTTTCGTTACGGCAACTACTGCTTCCAGTGCTGAAGCTATTGACGCTCTTGGCATCAGCTTGATGAAGCGCAATACTACTGGCCCTGATCCGTTGATTAGTGGTGACACAGTTAGTGTTGCTACTCTTCCTGACGTAGCCAATCCGCCCTACAACAAAGCTATCGTCAACCCCGGAGCAGTCTACCTAGCCGAATACGACCAAGCCGACACAATGGCTGTGGCCTCAACTTCCACTACGACCTTCACTGTTACTTCCCTTGAAGATGACATTGATACGGCGTGGATCTTCATGGTCACTTCCGCTGTAACCGGTGACGCCTACAACTTACGTCAGTTGACGGCATCAGCGTCTGGTTCCGCTACGATGGACTCAGCCTTAACGGGTGGTAATGAAACATCCGGCACCGCAATTAAGATTCTCCCTGTTAATCATAAGACATCTGACCTTAACGCTGCAGGCACCGGTCTCGGTACCAACGCAGCCATCGGCTCAGGAGTTGCTCTTACGATTATCGAGAACTTCTTGCGTGATGACGGCATTTCGTTCCAACCGCTTCGCGCTCGTTCGCATCGCGGCTTAGATTTGACCAGCAAAGCGAAGTTCTTTGCAGCTATCGCAATGCTTGATCACATCTACAAGAACGCTTAACAATATAGTTTAGTTCTGTTGCCTGCCGGGCACAATGTCTGGCAGGCTGCAGTTCTGCATAATCTTAGGAGGATACAACAATGCCAGCAATTGCAGAAGCCTTCGGTGATTTACTTACACCGGGATTTAGAAAGATTTTCTCAGACCAGTTCAACATCATCCCTTCGATGTTACCTGATCTGTTCAATATGATGACCTCGGATAAGCCTGAGGAAAAGGACTCTGCTGTCGGCGGATTCTCTGATTTCGGAGAATTTACCGGTACCATCGGTTATGATGAAGTCTATCAGCAATACGATGTTACCTACCGCTTCACGGAGTTCGCTAAGGGCTTTAAAGTCCAACGTAAGCTTTGGGATGATGACTTGTACAGCATCATGAATAAGAAGCCTCAAGGTCTAGCCGTGGCAGCCCGGCGTACCCGTGAAAAACGCGGCGCAACAATCTTTAACAATGCCTTTACGGATACCTCTATTTCCGGTGACGCATTGTCTCTCTGTTCTACAGCTCACACCTCTATCACCCCAGGTGTCGCAACTCAGTCTAACCGTGGCACATCTGCCCTCTCTGCAACAGCGATTGAGGCAGCCCGTACCGCGATGGCTGATTTCCGTGACTCTGAAGGTGAGAAGATCACTGTGATTCCTGACTTGCTCCTTGTCCCTCGCGGCTTAGAGCAGACAGGCTGGGAGATTATCGCATCCCGCGGAAAAGTGGAAACCGCTAACAACAACGCAAACTTCCACTATGGCAAATACAAACTTGCCGTATGGGATTACCTAACCGACTCGAACAACTGGTTTATGATTGACTCCAACCTTAAGGACATGTTCCTTATGTGGTTTGATCGTATTCCACTTGAGTTCGGCCGGGATAAAGACTTTGACACCTATCAAGCCAAATTCAGTGCCTACATGCGCTTTGGTGCAGGTTACTCTGACTGGCGCTGGGTTCATGGATCTCTAGTTAGCTAATCACAACAGGAGGAGAAATAAGATGCGTAAATTAAGTATTGCAATTCTTGTTGCCCTCCTGTCTGTGTCACCTCTGTACGCTGCCAACACAAACTTTGGCGGCGTGCAGATTGACTCAAACAGTGATGGAGCGACAACGTCATCCACTAAGGTGTTTAAAATTAACAACACCTCAGGCACAGAAGTATATAGTGTAACGGCAGGCGGCGTAGTTGCCACCACCGGTGCTCAGACAATTACGGGGGATGTCATTGTGGCAGGTACTACCCCCTCAGTAACTGTAGGTGACGCTGGTGAGGAAGATGCTCAAGTCAACTTCGACGGAAACGCTCAAGACTTCCATATCGGCCTTGACGATTCTGCAGATGACCTAATCATCGGCCTCGGTACTGCTCTCGGTACGACACCCATTATCTCTATGACAGATACGGGTGTTACTACTGTTACAGGCTCCACTGACGGCGATCTCACAATCTATGGAGCGGGCACTTCTGCTTCTGACGCGTATCTTCGTCTTGTTGGTGATGCTCAGGCGGATGCTTCTGATAGTTGGCAATTGTTCAATGATTCCAGTGCGGCGTCACTTCTGATTGGAAATGACTCTACCACACCCGGAACCTATGTAACAAAGCTAACCTTAGCATCTACAGGTGTGTTAACCTCAGCTCTTGGTACTGTCCACACAAGTGAGGCAACATCAGCATTAACCCCCGGAGCAACACCTACATTAACTGTCTCCGCGGGCCGTCAAATCTTTACCTACCAACCTGCGGATAACACGGATGCTACTTTCAATGCCTCTGGTGCAGGCTCAGCCGGTGATGAGATGATCTTTATCTTCACCACTGACGCGGCAGGTTCTGGTGACGAAGTTATGACATTTGGAACGAACATGATCTCAACAGGCACTCTGACAATGGCTAACTTAGCCTCAGACGTGTATGTTGTTTCGTTCATTTCAAATGGTACGACTTGGTACGAGAAATCGAGAACAGCTGTACAGACAACGTAATTTACACACAACATCAACCTCAGGGGCCTTGTGCCCTTGAGGATATGTTGTTCAAGGAGGGGTAATGAGTGAGGAAGCGATTAACTCAGAAGTAAGTGAACCTGTAGTTATTGAACCAACTACAGAAGAACTTCTCCAAGAAGCAAATGAGCTTCAGAAACGTATCACAACAGGTATGCCGACCCACCTCGAAATGAAAAAGGGTGAGCCTCGTGCCATCCAACGCCAGATTGATTGGGAGCGGTCTACCCGTCGTGATACTGAACGCTACTGTGAAATTCGTAAGCTCCTTCCAGATCTACCTAGTGTGGAGGCACTCAGATTATGAACACAGACAAACGTACCCGTGGCTCCATTGATTACGATGAACGTAATATGCTTCGTGATGACTCTGATGCTAAGTCAGATATGGACCGTCTACGTGAGAAGTGGAAGTCTGAGCCTATAGCTCCTCAGGATAAGGACCGTATGGCAAGCCGCATACGTGACCTTGAAACTGAGATTGCTAATGGTATGCCCACACACACAGAGATGTGGAAACCCACTCAAGAAAACATTCAGAAACATCTCGGTTGGGAGAAAGCAAATGCTACCCGTATCGAGGAACTCAAAAACTTAAAGCGACGCCTTGAACCAGATAACCCTAACGCAGGCCGTGTTGAGCACCTACGTAAACAAGGTGAAGCTGACAAGCTTGCTAAATGGTATTAGGAGAATAACAATGGCAACTAAGAAAGCTGTTAAGTTAGTTAGTAAGCCTAAGTCAGTTAAGGTTGATACTGAGCACGTCAGACAAGCACAGGATGTTGCAGTTGAGAAACGTAAAGCTGAACTTGTTGATCTTATTCGTGTAGGTATGCCCTCTGTTAGTGAGATGAAGCAGAACTCTCTTGGTGTCCTTAGAAAGCATCGTGATTGGGAAGCTCGTGTTGGCTGCCTCGTTGTTGAGTATGAGTCCCTCAACGGCAAGCCGGGTGGTATTGAAGCCTTACGGCCAGTGTAATTGAATAGGTCAGCTTCATGCTTATTCATAAGGAACGTCTATCTGGTACAGTAGCTAGCAACACCCTCACTATAACTACGTCTAAGTTCAGTGGCATAGTGATTCACCATATCTACGTTAAGCCTGCTACTGCCACAAACACCTACAACATCACCATTAAAGATGCTGACCAAGACATCTTATACAGCAATCTCTCTGTAGAAGGTACCCTTGATGTTGAGGTAGAGATTCCTACACGAGGTACCTTAACTGTAGCCCTTACTAGCGTAGCAACTAACGAGGCATTTACTGGTTACTTAGGTGTGAGGGAATAGCTATGGGATGGCTCCAAAGTCTAGTCACCAAACGTGTAGAGTCCGAAGTAGCTAAACGTCAACATGAGATTGAACAAGCTGCTATCTTAGCTGCAGAGACTAAGAAAGTTGCTATCAATGTAGAGTTGGAGCCTCTTATTAGACGTAATGAGACCCTTCGTAGGGAACTTGACGGCCTCCACGAATCTCTGCAATGTCGTAGACAGGATCTATCTTATGAGCAGGATCGCTTAAATACCGAGATAGCTAAGGTACGTACCGGCCTTCCTGACAGTATCCATCGCTCAGGTTATGAAGCAGGTTTCTCTAAAGGGTTCGATTTTGCTATGAAGTTACTCGATGACAAATTTAAGGAGCATCTCAATGCAGAAGTCAAGAAAGCTGTCACTAAAGAGAATATTCGCTTTGAGCGTATTCTCTATCCTAATGACAGTAAGCCTAACTAACTCGTTTGCGGCTACTCAAGACGTCAATCTTATTCCCCTTACTAGAATAGTTACGTCTAGTAACAAGACAGTTACTACTGCCGGTACGCGTGTTCAGTTAGTAGCCTCCTCAACTCCTGTATCCTCTTGCTGCATCAAAGCAAAGTCCACCAATACCGGAATCATCTATGTAGGTAACTCTACTGTAGATAGTAATAGCTATCGCTTAGGGGCCAGTGAAGAAATATGTCTTGATCTCAATGATGCGCAGGATGTCTATTTAGACTCCTCTGTCAATGGTGAGGGAGTCACATTTATATGCGGAAAGTAATTATATTACTTATACTAATAGGGATTTTTAGTATAGCAGCTCGCATTGAGGGTAAGCCTCAGCCATCTACAGCATCATTAACTTCAGCTCTCGGCGGAACCTTCCTCAAACTCGACGCCTCAAATTCCCCAATGACCGGAGTTTTAAAACTCCTAGACGGCACGGCGTTACTTCCCTCATGGTCATTCACATCAGACACAACAACAGGAATGTATAAATTTGGTTCCGGTATTATCGGTATCACAAATTCTGGCGTAAATACCTACGCTATTTCGTCTACCTATTTTGCTCCCCTTGTCGCCGGAACTACTGACTTAGGGCTTCAAACATTTGAATTTGATGATGTGTGGCTGAAAGGATTTATCAATCAATCTGATGTCGTGACCGCGGCCGGTGGGAGCACGCCTGAATCAGCTTGGATTAACCAGACAGCTTCCGACTCCCTTACTGCGGTGAACTACAGTATGATTCTTCAAACCATGAATGATGATAAAGTCGCATGGCTTACGAACAACCTACATTGGAAAGTTATAAATTCAGATTATGCTACCGTTGACCACGAGCATTACGAAACAACCGCCAGTCATTCTGCCGGAGCCGTTGGACTTCACGGTGCATCGAACGTATGGCGCGTATTCGATGTAGACGCGGCTTCGATGATAACGAAAGAGTTTGTAAACTACACAGGGTCTACAACTTTGCACGAAGTGAGGTTAAACGCTGACCCAGATTCGGTTACAACCGCAGACCCATTTGACAACGGAACTAATAACGCTGGGGTGTCGTTTACCGGAAAAGTGGATGAAGTATTCTTAAACCAATCAAGTGTGTACTCGCTTAATTATCAAGGTGATGTTTCAGGAAGAACATATCAATCCACAGTAGCAACCGGAACAGCCCCGTTTACAGTTGCGTCTACAACTGAGGTTGCGAATTTACGGTCTGCAAATTCCTCTGACCTGACTTGCTCTGATTGTATTGGGCCAACTGAAATTGTCACAGGGACTTCAGGTGCAGCAATTCCACTCTTGAACGGTAGCAACACATGGAGCGGAATCAATTCACACTCTGCTTATGTGAACATACTATCAGACATCCATCTGTATTTTGGAACAGGTCAAGAGGTAGATTTCTACCACGAAGCGGCAACTTCAGAAATGCACTTAGAGGAAACATCCCCTGGAGTTGACCTGATATTGTCGTTCGACCAAATCAACTTCGGCTCAGGCGTTGTGTTGGGCGGCCATGTAGTGGTTCCTTCTGGTGGTGATGGTAGCTATAACTTAGCAAGTGCAACTGAGAGAATGGGAACTGTCTATGCAACCACCTTTCATGACGGGACAACCCCTTATCCTTCTGCAACGAATGTAGTAGCAAAGAATGCTCTTAATACTTTTACAACGACAAATGGCGTTCAATTCAGGGCTTCTGGTCAGAAGATAAATTCTTCTGCCGCAAGCACGCTTGACATTGACGCTACCACAACTACCAATTTAAAAATAGCAACGGCTATCGAGGCTGTTCTCACAGCAGACACGCTGACTTTCAACAACGGTGCAAACGACACCTCTATTGGTTGGGCTACGGACAATCAAATTAGTATTACGGCTTCTGCTCTCACAACTACCGGAACATTCAGAAGCTCTGGAAATGACTTAGGGTGGGTGATTGTTGACCAGACGGATAATCAGGCTTGCACTACCGGATGCACAAGTGCTTGTGCCGTTGGTATTGCAAACGCAACGGGAGTAGCTGTGACTAATTTAGTTTCATGCTCTGATGCAACAGCTGACCTTTGTCTTTGTGCAGGCACATCTTAAAAGGAGAAACCATGAAGAAACTATTATTGACTTTACTCATTACCTTATCATTTTCGAGCAACGCTTTCGCAACGTGCGCTCAAAATAACGGAACTTGCACAGTAGCTGAACAGCAGGCGACAATTTCTAACATGAGCGCAAGTTGGGCTGAATTGTTTAGCGCGTCAAACGACTTCAATGATTTTCTGAGAAGGGTTAAAGCGGATTTGAGACAAGGTAGCTTAACAGCGGATACGATTTCTGCTCAGGCGTATTATGACGCTCAATCGGCTCTGTACATTACGAAACGAAATAGAATAAAAACCGCCATGATAGCAATCGGCGGTTGTCAATCGTAGGAGAATGTAATGAAAAAATTGAAATCTTTCTTGGTTGTTATCGCCTTAATCCTTTTTATTTTCGTTACCGGTTTCAATGCGTGGCAGATAGTTCAGCAGACAGTTCTTAAAAATGCTCAAGAAAGTGGTGTTCTACAAGAACTTGCAAAACGTCAATCTGGTATCGAGCAGAAATTAAACGGCATGGACAGCAAGAATGGCAAAATCTAAAAGTAAACTGAACTGGAAAACGATCAGCGTTGCTTTCGGCGTTGCCCTTTCTGTCGTAGGGCTTGCTTCCGCGTGGGCTGTCACGGCGTCAAAGACTGAAATAGTTGACAAGAAGGTCGAAAAGACGGAAGAAAAGGTGGACGACTTAAGTAAGATCGTTTACGAACAGAAAGCCCTAAACGTCAGCCAGCAGGCTTTTAATATGCAACAGAACGCAATCTCTGAGAGTTTAGTTGAGATTGTTAAAAGGAAAAAATAATGGATTTGCACTTAACAGTTCAAGGCATAGCAGTTATAGTTGCTATATTAGGACACGCAGGGGCAACTGTATGGTGGGCATCTAAAGTTGCTGCGCGTCTTGACAATCTTTACGTAGGCTTAATGCGTATGGATAGAGAACTCGAAAAGCGCGATACACAGATTTCTGCTATCTGGAAGCGTCTTGATGAGGTACGGGATATGATTCCGGATGCAAAAGGATAACTGTAGGTATAAATAATGAACGAGGACATTCAAGTATATCAGTTACTAGTAGGTTTATTACTAACAGTCTGGTACGCCTTTTGTTGGTCACGTGGAGGGCGATCCAAGAAGTACTGGGGTATGTCTCCTCGTGTGTGGCGTCGTCTCATTGGCCCTATTAGTTATACTATACTAGTATTACTGTATAGTATATGGACTAGTACGTTTGTGTGGTTGTATGTGGCAGCAGTACCCCTAGAGAAGGGGCTTAGTCACTTAGGATACGGTGGTACAGACATCCTCTGGCAGAAGATAGTACGTCGTCTAGTATGGGCACTGCGACTCTCCCTGACACCACTATATCTAGTATTTATCTCAGGAAACTGGCTAATCTATGCTGTACAGCTAGCCGTAAGTGTACTGACAGCAATAGCCTTTGGTGTATGGAACCCATTTAAGAAGGCTCCTGTTGAAGAAGGGTTAGTACTATTTAGTTCTAGAATATTCACACCATTCATTGTATAGGGGGGACGTATGAAACAGCAGATAGTTGACATGATTGTTACACAAGTGGCCCCTATCGTTATAGCGGGTCTTGCGGCTGTATTGGGCTGGCTAGGCAAGAAATCTGGTGACCTAATCACTAACCTTGTTAAGAACTCTAGGACACAGCGTGATGATTACTATGCTGGTATTGCTGTTAAGTTTGCTGAAGATAAGTTCGGTCCTGACACGCAGAAAGGCCGGGAGAAACTTATCGAGGCGGCCATGATGATTAACAAGCTCTCCAATGGGCGTATCCCTTTAGACAAGGCAGAGACTCTTGCCCGTGCAGCATACGTCGATTTTGTCAATGCCCTGAAGCCCTTAAAAAACGGCTAAGCTCCTTAACCTACAACACCGTTAAGTTTGGGAGTCATCTAGAGGTAGTAGGCGGTGGTATTTACGATGAAGACTTTGGTGAAGACATGAAGATCGGAATTAAATGGAAGTGGGAGTGGTAGATGGAACTGTTCCTAAAGCTTGGGGGCATATTATTTTGGTTACTAGTTATACTTGGTCTGTGTATCTGTATCTACGAAAAAGGTTGGGAATCGGGGAGAAAGTAAATGTTTGATTGGCAAGCTTTAGTAATCATACTTGTAGTAGGTACTGTGTGGCTTACTCTATGCGAGCAATACCACTTTGCGGGACTCCTAGCCCTAATTGGTATATCTCTTGGGGGGATGGAGTTATTCAGTAAGCTTCAAACAGGGCATACAATTAGTCAGCACTTCTCTGCGTGGGCAGTTGACAATGAGTGGCAAGCATGGGTATTTACGATCATCTTAATGAGCTTCACTTATTACTTAATCATTCACTTAATGGAACGTAAGCGTAAGTAACTTAGGAGAACTTAAATGGCGAATAATTTAAACGCAAATCCAATCGTTATTGACTCAACGGGATCGGTCATCACGCGTAAGGTTAAGGTCCGGGGTATCCTTATCAATCCTAGTGCAGATACCTTCTTAGTTGTACTTAACAATAACCGTGATGGTGTAGCTGGGGCAGTTGAGAACTTTCGATATACTAACCAGTTAACAGACAGTGAGCAAAGTGTATACATTCCATTTGACGGTCAAGAGTTTGATGGCATCTGGGCTACTACTCTTACTGACGTTACTAACGTGTTGGTGTATTTGGTCTAATATGGCTACACAAAAATTAAATGCTGTGGATGAGTCATTCTATCAAAACAATGGCTCAGCCGATGACTTTGTTAGTGCTATTTTGCAGCATGAGGGTCTCCTTTCGGGTCAGACACCATTTCGTATCACAAATGATGCTATGGCAAATTGGGATACTATTCATGGCTTCCGGGTTAATAGACGTATTGTAAAGCCCGCTGACCGGCAGAACTTTATCTACTTAGAGGATCCTAAACAGGTACCTTTAGCAGTTAAGGAGCAGTTCAAAAAGTATGCCGACGTACCCGGTAATTACGGTCTTCCTAGGAATCCTACGGTAGCTCAGGCAATTGCTAAGTTTGACCAAACAGGCGCGAAGGGAAAGTTAAAGTACCTTCAAGACAGAGGCTTTGACCCCAACGAACTACTTGCTAACTTACTGAGGTAACTATGCCAAATAATATTATCATTCCCTTTACAGAAGCGTGGGAGCGCGCGAAGTTAATTGTGGGAGACAGACGAGTTGATTCTGACACAGAACGGCTCTACAAGAACCTCTGTAACATTATATACACTCAAGCTATTCCCCAAGTCCTTGAATTTGACTTCCTTCGTAAGGAGGTCAGTACACCTATTCTAGTTAACTCATCCTATAGTACAGGTACTGTTACAGTGGCTGATGCTAGTGCTACAGTTACGGGTGCTAGCACCACATTTCCTACCGCTGCTGGCGTAGGTTGGAAGCTAAAGATATCTGGGGATGACAACATCTATGAAGTACTTACTAGGGATAGTGCTACTCAACTTACTCTGAAACGTACTTACAAAGGCACCCTTACTAGTGGTAACTCTTATATCCTCTACCAAGACTTAATGAGTCTAGCCAGTGACTTTGACCGATTCACAACGAACCCCCGTATATGGTACCGGGATAGTGGAACAGTACAATATATTGACTTCAAAGAAGATGGGCTATTTCTTGAAGCTCAGATTACTAACTCCAACCAACCCAGATTCTTCCGCCTAAGTCCGTCTAAGGACGCAAGTGACAACTATCAAATCCAATTTGATGGCCCCTTTGATGCAGATACCCTTATATACTATGAGTACATACCAGCACTTACAGAACTTACAGAGTATGTAACTGGTACAGTAGCTGTTACTAATAACAGTACTACAGTTACCGGTACAGGTACTGTATGGTCTACCAATGTAGTGGCGGGTGACTACTTTCGTATAGACAACGACTCCCGTTGGTTCAAGATCAGTTCTGTTGGCAGCGACACAGGTATTGTCTTAGCCAGTGTCTATAAGGGAAGTACCGTAACTGGTGCAGCTTATACAGCTAGTCAGGTGTTTACTAAGATTCCTGAAGTCTACCAGAACGCTATCATCTATGGAATTGCTGCTCTTGCCGCTTCTCATCAAGATGATGAGGCAGGTTACAGTAGATGGTTAAAGCTATCTGGTATTCCTGAAGGTGTGCTGGGCAGCCTTGCTCGTGCAGAGAATCGTGTTAATTACGGTAAACAGCGTATGCGAACAGTCTATCAAAGTACAGGGGTTAGACGATAATATGCCAGTTAAACAGGTTACCGCTGAGGTTCAGACAGATTATTCAGGTGGGCTTAATGCCGCAGAGAATCCACTTAATCACACACAGAATGAGACTCCTGACTGCGCCAATGTACACTCCAATGTATTTGCCTCCATAGAGAAACGTAAAGGAAAGGCTAAGTTAAATACCTCTGCTGTAGGTGCTACTGCTAAGGCTAATGCGCTTAGTGAGCTAGCTCTTAGTACTACGAACCTTAAGCAAGTAGCTGTATGGGATGATGGGTTCTACAAAATGGACGGCCTTGATGGTACATGGGATGCAGTTACAGACACCCTTAGCCTTCCCAACTCTCGCTGTGAGATTGTCAGTTACTTAAGTAAGGCAGTCATCTTCGCGCATGACGGTTCTGTCAATCCACAGTCTTGGGACGGGTCTGCTGGGGCAACCGCTACAATTAGTGGTGCTGCAGCCTTTAAGTATGGTTATGCGGATGATGTTACCGGTAGACTCTGGGTATGTGGTCTAGCTGGATTTGAGGGTGTGACATACTTCAGTCCCACAAACACACTCTCTTTTGACACCACTAACGATAAGATTCAGCTAAGCAGTACAGACACTATATTAGGATTCAAGTCATTGCGAGGCAGACTCTTTGGCTTTGGTGTACAAGGTTGGTACCGCATAGATGACTTAGGAGGCAATCCCCGTTATGGCACCCGCTTCGTAGCCGGTCCCGGTACACTATCTCCCGGATCAGTTATTCCCGTTAACATACAAGGTGTAGGTAATGTCATTATGTACCTTACACCAAATAAACAACTATACATATTTGATGGCTCTACAACTGCCCGTGTGTCCTTTAAGTTTGACCATAGATCAACCTTCTCCTCTGCACACACAGTAGACAGGATGAGTGCGGCTCTATTTGATGAGGTGCAAGCAGTATACTGGCCAGAACGTAATTGGTACATGCTGCACTATGCAGAAGACTCTGCTACCTCTAACCAGAACTGTATGGTCTATGACCTATTCTCAAAAGCAGCCTTCCCATTTACAAATGTAGCTTGTAACGCAGCTACTGTAGCTCGTACATCTACCGGAGAGAACAGGTTACTCCAAGCAGGCTATACAGGTTATGCTTGGCGAGCAGATTCAGGTAATGATGATGATGGAGCGACTATACCGTCACACTACACACTAAGCCGTAAGCCCTCTGAGAAGCAGCAACGTGCAGCTATGCAGAAGTGGCGTCAGATTAACCTGACTATGAAGGCTACGGGGTTATTTACTGTAGATATGCTGGCTAGTATGGAATTTAGTACTAGCTTACAGACCATACACTCACCTAGTCTTAGGGGTACGGGTGACTTGTTAGGTACAACATTTGTATTAGGCACCAGCGTACTTGGTGGGAGTGAGGCGGTTATCGTACCCATTGGTATAGACCGTCTTGGTAAGTATATTCAGATACGTCTACAGGAAAATAGTACTAACCCTGCTTGGCAACTCTTTGGAGACGAACTACTTAGTAAACCTGTAGGAGCCTATTGATGAAAATAGATCCACCTGTATTGCCTAGTGCTATGCCCGCAGAGTTACAACTCTGGCTAGATAAGGTGTCAGACCTGCTAAACAAAGGTTTCTATGCGCCGAAGATATTCACAACAGCTCCTACTCTAACACAGATGCTTGAGGGTGAGTTTGCTATTGGTGCAGGTACTGGTCCTGCGGGGGTCAACGAGTTATTTGCAAAGGTAAGTTCAACCGCTATAGCGAGGTTTAGACATGATGCCACTATTACGTAAGGTACTATCTAGTATATACATACTTACACTGTTAGTACTAGTACTAGCTAGTACTAGTACTGTATATGCAGATACCATAACTTGGTCATATACATTCTCTGATGGGTCAGTATTGACTGCTGCACAGTTAGAACAGATGAAGACGGATATTACTACTGTAGTCAATGCAGGTGGGGGACCTGTAGGTCTTACTAACTCACAGACTGTGAGTGGAGCGAAGGTATTTAGCGGAGCCGTTACATTCAATAGTACTGTCAGCTTTGGTGCTGCTAGTGTTACGTCATTTGTATCTGGTGCTACTGTGGATGCCTCTTCTGCTGTGCTGTTAGGAGCTAGCCCACTTGTGTTTGAAGGCTCTACTGCAGATGCCTTTGAGACTACATTAGCTGTAAAGAATGTAACTGCTGATGTTACTTACAACTTTCAGGCAGATGCTAGTACTACACCGGGGTATATCCCCGTAATGACTAGTGAGGGAACTGCAGGACAATTTGCTAAGTCTGCTGGAGCTGGCGCGAATTCTTTGTGGGCATTTTCATTTTCTCAAGCAAAACTGATTACATCGACACGTGATTTTACAGCAGCGTCTGGGGATGTTGCATATACAGGAGTTGGATTTACCCCAAAAGTTATCGTGGCATGGGTAGCGCAAGACAATCAAGTTAGAGCATCGCTTGGACTTTGGGAAACCTCTCACGCTACTGGCACTGCGATAGGACAGGATGGCACAAATTGGCAGGTTGAGACGGCGCTTTTAATTCACGCCACTCAAGGAGCAGGCACAAACCAAAATGCTATATTAAAAACAGCGGATGCTGATGGGTTTACATTGACATGGACTAAAGTTGGGAGTCCAACAGGCACGGTATCTTTGATATTTTTGTGTTTGGGATAGCCCATGCCAATCTCAAACGAGTCTAAGGCAGTCATAAGTAAGCGAGCACAGATCATTGACTCTGAGATCGCTGGCATTGACAGATCCATCGGTAACTTTCAGGCACAGATAGATGCACTCAATACTAAAAAGGCAGCCCTACTAGCTGAGAAAGCTAAGTTAGAGACTGATATAGGATAGGGGGAGTTATGTCCTACTGGACAGATGGTGGTTGGTTATCTTTATTTAATGGATCGGGTGATGATGATGGGGGAGGGGGTGGACCCAGCTTCTTCGACCAATTCTATCGGGACTTACTTAGTGGGGGTCAGGAACAAGACATTGTAAAGTTTCTGATGGGATTTAATGACTCGCCAACTAGTCCATTGGGGCAGGCTAGCCGCTCCACTTTACAGGAACGTCTTGATCCTAATTGGATACCGCAATTCTTTCGTCCAGATGTGTTGAACCCTTTTGTCAACGCACAGTTTCGTCTTGGTAGAGAGCAACTTGGCAGGGATCAGACTAGTCAGCAGGACTTATTTCAGAGGATGGGGGCCTTCTTCACGCCCGACCTACCGCAAGCACAGAGTAGATTGTCTGAGAGGCAGAATCTAAATGAACAGGACTTCTTAGCGAACTTGGGATTTCAAGGCGGAACACTTGCTGAGCAGCTTCGCACTAACGCACTCGATCAAGCCTTTGGTCTTGAGAAGACATCGGCTAGTATTCTAGATCAGCTGTTAGGTAGGCAGAATGAGAGATTTAGTATGGGAGCTAATCTATTTAGTAATCTAGATAGGAATAACACTGCCCGTCTTTCAGGCATTGATGGGGGTGGTGGGGGACTAGGTTTTGGTACTGGATTTGGTCTAGACCAATTGGGTGCTTTATTTGACCAATTCAGTGGGAACACAACAAGAGGTGCCAACCCATCAGACTTAGAGGACTTCGTAAGTGGTAGACAAAGTGCTCAAGGTTTACAGAGTCAATTCTTACCGGGTAGTGGTGGTACTGACTTTAGTGGAATGCTGAAGGATCCTAATACATGGGTTACGTTAGCTAAGCTATTTGCTGCCTTTGGTGGAGGAGGTGGATAATGGCTACTAAAACTAGGCGAGACCAACGTAGGGACTTCTTTGATAGGTTTCAGCAAGGGATAGAGACTTCAGTTAAGCTGCGTGAAACTGACTACAAGAAGCAGGAGATTCTCCGTAAGACTCAGCATGACCTTCAGAAGCTTCAGATGGACCAAGTCAAGACTAAGTTGAGTATGATGAAGGATTACGGTGGCGAGAATCCATTTGAGTTTAAGAATGCTAACTTTAACCCGTTTACGGGGCAGCAACAGCCGGGACGGCAGAATCCCAGAACTGGTACGTACATTCCCAGAAATGCTGGGACCCCGCAACAAATGCAAGATGCCTTTCCTCAGAGTGCTATCCGTAAGGGACCCAACGGACAAGTAGGCTTACAGATAGGTGATCAGATATATCCGGCATCTATTACTATAGGTAGAAATGGTAAGATCTCTGGTGCTAGATTACATACACCATCCGGTGAGTTGCTTGGTACATCCATCAAGGACTTAGCATCTCAGATAGCTGCATCCCGTAATGGGGAAGCTGTAGTACCAGACCAAGCTCCAGCATTACCGTCTGCGCAGAACATTGTAGGCAGGCAGGACACTTCCGTAGGATTTGACACAGAATCTGCTGAAGAGCTACCTCCCCAGAATACAGAGGACATCTACAAGGACAAGGCTCTAAAATTGACTACTCTCCTACAACGTAATCCTAATATTAGTCAAGAGGATATGTTTAATATTATAGATCAGTCTGAAGATATACCTAATGGTACTAAGGCTAGACTCCGGGCACTCATTCGTACAATAAAACGAGGTTAGATTTGTGGCAACATTTGATGAGTTGCTTCGAGGATACGCAGTACCTGGAGTGACTGAAGAACCTCCTAAGACTAGACGTACTACACCTCTACCTACAGCACAGCCTAAGAAACCTGCTAGATTCGATGACTTGTTAGCGTCATTCTCTCAAGGTGGGGGCACATCTACAGTTGCAGTCCCCGAACCAATTACACCATCTCCCGCCATTAACATTAAGCCACTTGCTGACCGGCTTTCTACTATATCTAATCAGATGCCGGGATTGCCGGTAGCTGGACCTATTTCTGGACGACCTAACTCATATGCAGAACTCAGTAAAGGATTTGTTGAGGGAGTGCTCCCATTTGGTACAGGCCGTAAGTTATCGGGACCTGTAACTAATCCATCAGATAAGCTAGATAGAGATGCTGGTGTTATGCTGGGTCAACTAGGACGAATTGCAGCCATATCAACACTAGTGAGTGCTGCAGCCCCTGAGGTAGCCACAGGCACATTACTGGCACGGATGGCTCCCTACATGAAAGAAGCTGCTTCTGGGGCCATTTACGGCGTTTCTGACACCATTCCAGAAGGACAGCTAGAAGATATTGTTAAGGCTATGAGTCTTAACGCTATAAAAGATGCTGCTATGTTTCCCGCTGTAATGGGGGGCGCAAGAGCAATTGGAAAGGCTGGTCTTAAGCTACTTCGTCAACAAGAAATTGCTGCACTCAAAAGTGTGGTTAAGTTCATACGAGACAATGCTAAGGCAGGCTTTCCCACAACTTCTGAAGAAATAATGACTGCAGAGAAGAATCCTATTAAGAGGTTATTTAAGTACAATGCACTAAGTAGATATGCCCAGATACGCCTTAAGCAACTTGCTAGATCAGAAGTTGGTGCGGAGGCTAAACGGTTAGCAACAGAACTATCTCAATGGATGGCAAGAGCAGAGCAGGGTCCGGTTGCTAGGACAGTAGGTGCTCCGGCTCAGGCAGGTCTTCCGGCTGATGTGGCTCCTGCGAGTATTCAGTTACCGAGAGTAAAGGAGCCTCAACAAGTACCGGTATCAAAGTTTGCTAGTAAGCCGGGTGTTGCTATGAATGAAACCAGTACTATTTTTCCCCGTAACTTTGTGCACGACAAGCCTAGAGTCGATTACTGGAAAGCTAAGATTAAGGCAGGTAAGTCTATCCCACCATTAAAGGTCGTTAAAGAGGGTAACAATCTTATACTAAGAGACGGCAATCATCGTTTGCAAGCATTTAGGGAACTTGGATTTAAAGAAGTCCCTGTGGAATTTGAGGGTACAATCGCTAAAGCAAAGCCTCAGCCTATCAAGACACCCCCACCCAAACCCGGTAAGTTCAAGACAGGTCAGACCACATCAGATGACTACGTCCGTCTAGCTAACAAAGGTGCTGGTATCATCATTCGTGTAGCTGAAGCCTCTCATCCAGATATGCCTGCCCGTAAAGGCTCTCTACAATCCATACGTGACTTTATAGACCGTGGTAAGGGTGTACGTTATAAGACTATAGATGGTGAAGTCCATGCCAAGTTAGGCACCCTGCCACTGCCGCCCAAAGGAGGCTGGGGCGAATACTTTCCGGGTGAACTGAACCTGCGCTTTGTGAGACGTGGCGCCGTAGAAGAGGCGTACGTTCCGGCGAATAAACTGGACGGGTTCGGCATTCGGCGTGTTGACCGCGTCGCACCACCGATTCGGCTGGCAAAAAACGCAATTTCCAATAATGAGCGGGTTTTGGTTCGACACCCCGATGGACACACTGAAGAGGGTATTGTTACTGCTCAGCAGAATATAGGTGGCAAGAAGCAGGTAACTGTAGGACTAGACAGTGGTAAGATTAGTACATTTGATTCTAAAGACGTACGTGGGATCAATGATCCTAGACGGACTGTACCTACAGAGACTCCGGCTACACCTACAGCCCCACCCGAATCCGGTCCTCGCACTATCCGTCCTCCCCGTGAACTAACTAAGGAAGAGTTAACCCAGATTAAGCAACTACGGGATGAAGCTCATGAAATAGGCGCCAAACCCGCTATGAGTCTCGTATTCCAGATTCAAGAAATCAAGTCACTCAATCCAGCAGATCCAAGACTACCTGAATTGCAATCCCAGTTAAAAGAGCTGCAACGTCAGATGCAGTTACGTATTAAAGCTATCGCTCGCATTGAGGCTAGGCGTACAGGTGAGTCTGGTGCTGTACGTATTGGTGGTGGCCTTGAAGGAGGGTTATCTACAGCACCAATCACATCCCCTGAAGGTGTTCGTCCCCGTCAGTTCCCCAACAAAGGTGACCTCAACGAACAGATGTTCAGGGAAGATAGACGTAGGGCTATTACAGAGGCTAATGTAACATTCGACTTATCCGGTAAGACTCGTGGACGGATGAGTCTAAAGGAGATTGAGGCACTGGCTAAGAAGGGTACATTAACTCAGAGTCAATTAGCTACTCTCAAGGTGGGTACAGCCTTCCCCGCTGAGAAGATTCGTGAGGCTGTTAATCTCATGGAAGAGGGTATAGATACTGTAATGGACTATATCAATATAGCTATTACTAATCCTACTAGTGATATTGCTAAGGCTAATATGGTTACTGCATTAACTACCTTTGTAGATATGGCTACTAGTACACGTGCTGTAAGTGCTGAAGCAGGCCGCGCACTTCGCACTATGCAGATGGCTAATGCCATGCGTACCCGGACACTGCCTCAAGCACAGGCACTTCTGGATAGTATCAATACAGAGAACTTCATAAAGACCATGCACGAATTCAAGGCTGCGGTTGAAGCTAACAACATTGATGGCGCACTTAAAATAGCCGGAGAACTAACACATAAACCTTGGTGGGAGAAGGCCGTAGATTTCTCTGCTGCTACCCTACTTCTATCAGGACACACATGGATACGTAATACCACAGGTAACTCACTAGCACTTGCGTGGCGTATGGGAGAGGGGCCTGCTGTTGTAACTGCTGACTGGATTAGGGCAACTATTACTAATACTCCCAGAACAGTCTACTTTCGTGAACTTGCTGCTGAGAACTTTGCTCTCCTTGATGCTATCCCCGAAGCTTTCTCCACTTTTGTTACAATCCTACAAAAGGCTTACAAAGGGGAGATTGTAGAGTTAGGTCAGATATCTGATATGTATGGTATCAGTAACTTGAAGAGGTATGTAACCCCACTTGCAGATGTTAAGGGTGTGTTTAAACCGGGTAGTAGGCTTCAATCCCCCGACTTTTGGACTAACCTTATGACATCCCCATTGCAGGCTACTGACGCACTGTTTAAAGTTCTTCACTTCAGGATGTCAGTTAGTGGTCAGGCTTACCGTATGGCAATACGAGAGGGTCTTGAAGGACAGGGCTTTGTGGATCGTGTATATGCCCTAACACAAGAGCCAACTAAAGCAATGGTTGAAGAGGCTACTGCTAAGACTCTAGAGCACACATTTCAGTCATCATTAGGTGAATTAGGTAAGTTACTCAATCGAGCACGATTTGTCAAAGGCTTCGGCCCGCTTGTACGTTGGGAGTTACCCTTCTTCAGAGGTCCCGTTAACTTACTTAAATACAGTGGTCAAAGATCTCCGTTAGCACTCACACCGGGCAGTAAGTCATTTGAGAGAATTATGAGTAAAGCTCCGGCATTTGAGCGAGCTGCGGGACTACTCCCTGGTGACATCGAACGGTCTCAGTCAGAAGCCATCGGTAAAGTCATAATGGGTTCGTTAGTGTCACTCACTGCAGGTGTGTTAGCCTACCGGGGTATCATTACAGGGGCAGGTTCCACTAAGCCCAGTTACAATAAGTTAATGCAAGCTCTGGGTTGGCAACCTAATGCAGTACGCCTGGGAGACTATAGTGTTAGTATGATGGGACTGGAACCTCTCTCAATGAATGTTGCCCTTCCAGCAACTATCGTGGAAACATATACTCAATTAACTGCACCGGGTGTAAAGGCTTCATGGGAAGACTACCAGACCATTTTAACCAACTCACTTCAGTTTGGGCTATCTTCTACATTCTTCAGGCAGTTTAAAGAATTGATTGATTTCTCCAGCGGTAAGAATAAAGACTTCTTCCCCAATATGATGGCTACACGAATAGTAACTCCTCCGCCTGTACAGTACGTTAACCGCCTATTCTTCGATAACATCATTCGTAAGCCAGAAGGCTTCATGGAAACCTTCAAGGCACGCACACCTCTTATGTCACAAACAGTGGCTCCTAGAATTGATGCGGCTGGTAATCAAGTGCAAGTGACTGAAGGGCCTCGGTGGCTTCCTCAACGTATCACCAAGTACAAAGACATCCCAGCACTCAGAGAAATGGTACGTCTTGGTGTTACTGTCCCTGAGCAGGATGAACCTATGACTGTTAAGGTTGCTGGTAGTAAGCAAGGTATCCCAGTTCAGTTAACTCAATCTGAACGATCCATTATAGACTCTGTATCCAACAAACGTATGGTCATTGTCATCAATGACTTAGTCCTAAAACCCGCTTATCGAGTCCTCCCAGATGACGTTAAGAGACGGTTACTTAAGGCACTTGTCAAACAGTCCGATGATGAAGTAAGACAGGAATTTGGTAAGAACATCATTTCAGAATCTCAGAGGAGGTAACAGTGTTACTTGACAGACATCGTGATCTGTTTAAGTATTGGTCTAAGTTTATTAAACAATGCGTCAAATCAGACATTACACCCTGTATGTTAGTTTGTAAGAAGGACTTAGATAAACTGGGGGGTAAGGTAGCCTTCAACATTGTCTACCCTGGAATGACCCATGCACAAGCAGCACAGGTACTTAAAACCTGTCTCCAAGCCGTTACTCAGAAAGCAGTTATCGAAGAGAGTAAAAGAATTGTAATTCCTAACGGACAAAATCTCTAAAGTTCTGTTCATTCATGCCGTAAATCTGTATCAGAGAAGAAAACTATTGACGGACACACACTCAGTTATGTACACTAAATAGACACGCGCCCGTAGACCTCTAAGGGTTACTTCCAGAGACGTCCTTGTCTCGTTCCCTTGTCAATGGTTTTCTCTCACTACGGGCGTAGTGTCTGTAATGGAGGTTGGTATGTTTGATTTTGTACCTAAGACTGGTGAGAGTTTAAAGGATGATGTTGAGAATTTAGTAATAGTACGTACCCCCCTAATTGAAGAATTTATCTACGAGAAAAGTATTACACTAATATCAGCCGATCCCGGTATAGGCAAGTCAGCTATTGCCCAACAAGTTGCAATGACCCTTACTACGGGGGCACCTGTCTTTGGCTGTCTAAATGTGCCTGTGCCTAAAAAGGTATACTACATGCAATTGGAAGGCTCATACTACGAGACCATTGAACGTATGCGGATTATGAATGAGAACATTGAAATGGACTATAGTAACTTATGTTGGGACATACCCCCCATGTTGAACTGTGCTAGTGACACTAGTACTAGTGCTATGATTAAACGTATACACGATACACAGCTGAACCCTGACCTTATAATAATAGATCCTATCTATATGGCTGTATCAGGTGATCTTAAAGAAGGTGATGTATGCACAAAATTACTGAGATTCTGTGAAATGCTGCGTAAGGAGTTTGACTGTGCATTGATGTTAATTCACCATACTTGTAAGTCTAGTACAGATAGAGAGGGTAATGAGATTACTAAGGACGACCCTTACTATGGCAGTCAGTGGCTTAAGGCCTATGTAGATACATCCTATATCCTAAAGAAGTTTAATACTAATACAGCCTCTGGAGTAGAGTTACATAACAAGAAGATGCGGGGTAGTAATGTAAAGAAGTTCATTAGGCTTCCCTATGACGCAGAGACTAGAACAAATCGTGTAGCTGAGAGAGGGCGACCTGCTCAAGCTATCGAGGCTGTTCTTAAACTTTTGGAAGAGCGTTCTGAAACTGGAGGATTTACAACCTTTAATGAAGTTGTTGAAAAGACTGGTTTATCTGACACAACGGTGCATAGAATTAGACGAGAACTCATAAAATCGAGACAATTAGTTATAGATAAAAACGGTGGGGTAGAAAATCACTGGAAATTGGTTACAGGCGGTAATGAATAGCTTACAAGATGCAAAGGGGTGACATGGCACCCTTCGGTCTTTATGGCACCCCAAATAACCCCTTATGTCACGGGGTGTCACATGTCATGGTAGTATATATATATAATAATATTAAAAATAACACTATATATAACAGACACCCCTTTCTTACTCACACACAAATAGTATCTTTTCTGGATGGATTGCGTACTTATATAGGTCGGGGTGATCGTCGTAACATCCCTCAACCATCACTAAGTCTGGAGCCACACTAAGAATCTTACCGAGGATATAACCGCTGTCCTCAGTACCACCAAGTAGTACTATAACTACATCTTTATTATCCTTACGATTCATAAGCCTTCTAAGATATGCTTCCATTCTACTTACCCTCCTGTGTATGTACTAGTATAGACTAGCTAGTGTATATACTAACTAGTACTAGCTAGTGTTAGTATGGCTATTACTTACTGTCTTGTTTGTCTCTGTATACTTTCTTGATGAACTCATCTACATCTACTGTATAATCTTCCTTAGACTCCCTCTTATTGTCCTCTCTAGCCTGCTTAGTTTGAATTACATTCCAGAGTATGTCATTAAATACCTTAAGACAGGCAATACTAGGATCTAGTAACTTGAATAGAGCTAGTATTACTTTAAGGTGGTTTACATCGTCTAGAGTATCTGCAAAGACTGTTGCTGTATTGTGTAACTTACCTAAGTATGCTAAGTCTATATACTTGTTACAGATAGCACAGATAGGTTTACCGGTAGCTGTATCCTTAGTACAAGGAATAGCCGTACCGGGTTTTAGAGTACTAGGATCATCGTAACACTTACACCTGTTTTCTAGGTCTTCCACCTTTGATTCCTTTCGCTATGGCTTCAAGACGTACACGCCGTTGGTACGGCTCTAAGCCTAGTCGTTTACGGATAGACTTACGGCGCTTATCTACTTTGTATAGTTTACTGTCTACCCTTTTAAGTGAGGGATACTGAGCACGATAGTCTGTACGTTTCTTAGATAGACCCGTCTTCTGCAGGAGTTTCTCCACTATCTTCTTGGGAGTCAGTTCCTTGGTCATAGTAACCTCCATCATCTATGTGTTCTGCAAGAGTTCTTATCTCACCTAACTCAGAGTACTTTAACCAGTGATCTAGGCAGAGAGTATAGTTACGTCTACCTTCTGTTACTCTGATACAGGTAGTTACTTTGTTACAACGTATACAGATAGCTTTATAACTGTCCATTGTCAGATACCTTTCGCCTAAGTGACTTTACATGGGGAGACTTCTGTACACCATAACCTTGGGTCTTACTAAGTACTTTAGTTTCTAGTACACGTACTACTTTAAGAAGGCGTTGTACGTTATTGGATAGGTGAGTGTGTTTACGTTTGAAGGCTACGTCAATTAGGACTAAGCTGAATGTAATACGGCGTATTGCGTCTAGTACTAACACGATATCTTCATCAAGGATAGCTTTAGCAGGTTGTGGTGATACAGGTACAGATTCATCAGACATGATTAGCCTCTAGTTTAATTGGTTTGAGATCATTCCAGTTGGAACCTGACTTTATTTCCACTGGTACAGTTATTTTACGGCCTTTAATAATAATGGGTGTCTTGAGTGCTTCTACAATGTGTGTCATTGGCGCTACGTTTGCATTAGAACGAATATCTCCGGGTAGTTGATACACAATGCTGTCATGTACTTGAAGTAGGTTCTGAATACCCATTGTGTGTAATTTAATAAGACCTGTATTTAGTAAGTCTACAATAGTAGATTGTGGTAAGTGTGCATAGGCTTGTTTAAATAACTCGTCACCCCACCTCTCAAAGAAGTATCTACGTCTACCAAGAGGGTTAATTAGTGTACGAGAGTTACGAAGCTGCTCCTGTACTTCTAGGTGCCATATACGTATCTTAGGGAAAGCATCTAGGTACTGTTGCTGAAGACGTTTAGCTTCAGACATAGATAGTGTAAGACCTAACTCTTCATGACATACTTCACAGAGTCTCTTAGGACCCATACCGTAGTTAGTAGCATGACCTACCTTCTTACCAAGTTGTCTCTCTTTCTTACTTACTGTACTAGTAGACTTACGTAGTAACATACTAGCTATTAGTGTATGTATATCCTGGTTATGTTCAAAGGCATCTATCATGGCTAAGTCCTCAGACATGTAGGCTACTATACGATTCTCTGCTTGACTAAGATCACACTCATACATTGTGTAACCTCCATCTGGTAGGAATAACTGCTTTACAATACCGGGAGGGATATTCTGTAGGTTAGTACCACTACCATCAGGAGCAGTAGAACTAGATAACCTGCCAGTTACAGTACCCGCTATGTTATAGCTGCAACGTACACGCTTATCAGAGTTAGATACTTCTATACTTAGGTATGTACTATACTGTTTAGCTATACTGTTATACTGTAAGAGTGCACCGTAGAATCTAGAATGTGTAGGATCCTTCTTGGCTATCTTACGTATAGCTGCTTCATCTACCTTGCTACTAGCGGTATCTCTAGACAGTATCTTAGGTTGTTTCCACACTGTATGAATTAGATTACGTAACTGAGTATCACTATCTGGATTGAATATACCCCTCTCAGTCTTCTTAAGCGACTTGATTGTAGATTGGGCTAACTCTATCTCTGTAGGTGTTACTAACCTGTTGATACCTTTATGTAATCTATTCATACGGCTACGGTAAGTACTACGGAGTGAGTTACGTAAGTCTCTATCAAAACGTACACCACGTAGAGACATAGTTAGTAAGGGATCAATTAGTCTATGAGGTAGTTGGTAGTAGAAGTCTTTAAGTTTAGCAGTCTCTAAGTCTCTAAGTATATGACTAGCTACTGTAAGAGTTATAAGAGTATCCATACAGTTATATCTCCATCTGTCTATACCAAGAGTCTTAGGAGCTTCACCCCAGTAAGGGTAGTTAGTGTATACAGATGCTAGAAAGTCTAGGGACTTCTGCATACCTACACCATCCTTAGAAGGATACAGTAATCCAAATGCTATCATAGTATCTAGTACTACATTACTAGTATATATACTGTAAGTACTAGCTAGTATAAAGTTATCGTACATAACATTCTGTGCTACTTTAGGTACAGGGGACTCTAGTAGTTCCTTAACCTTCTGCCATATCAGAGTATCTTGATCCTCAGACCAGTAGTTACCATCACCACCATCCTTACAGAAGGGTATACAGATACTAGAAGACTCTGAGTTACAGAAGCCTATACAGTCTATTAGACCCTCTGAGGTCTCTATGTCATATGCTAGTAACTTAGACTGCTTAGCAGACTCTAAGTACTGTATAGCTTGACCAAATGTAGGCTCTGTAATTAAGGTAACTGGTGGTGTAGCTAGTGTACCTGCATAGCTTAGTAAGGACTTAGCTTTAGCTATATCCATCTTGGCTACAGGATAGAATGACCATTGTCTTAGTATGTATGCAGGATGGTATGTAGCTAGTATATTAGTATCTAGTAGGTGTAGTACACTCCCTCTCCACTTGTCTATACCTACCTTACCTGTTAGTGCACGTAGAGCTTCTGCACCTAGACAGATTACTACATATGGCTTATGTGTTAGTACCAGATTACGTAACTCATTCTGTCTAGCAAGTAACTCATCACTAGGTATCTTACGCTGCTTATCAGTGTAGAATACAGAGAAGTCATTAGCAGGAGGACGTATCTGCATGACATTATCTATGTAGATACTATCTCTACGTATACCAGTATCTACTAGTAGTTGATTGAATACATTACCAGATGGACCACATAGAGGGACTCCTTCACGTATCTCTGTCTCTCCAGGACTCTCTGCAATACACCATATCTTACTACTTACACTACCTACACCGCGAACTACACCACTTTCAGTCATATTATCACCATTCCCATGTTGAATTACCCACCATATATGCGGTCATTTATGTACTAGTGTTCGAACACTTACAACTAGCCATGTAGCTAACTAGGGTACTGCCTGGGGCTGTGCCCCAGACCCCCTTAAAAGATGAGGTTAGTTAGTATGATATCCGTTAGTGGGCACGGTAACTCGTTAGTGTAACTATATCTGTATGTGGTGAACTCAAAAGCATGCCTATGTGTGATGATTAGGGGGCCGAGTTAAATAATCCTATAACTCTATACCTATGTAATGCTGTTGGATAACTCATAGGTGTGTTAGCTGAGCCTCCTGCACATGGATCAAGAATAGACTTACCTCTCCACTCATCACCAGTATCATTAAAGTATGCTGTAAGAAACTCCATGATTGCTGATACCGGTGTCACATAATAGTCAGCTACATGGCTATCTCTAGCATTACTCCGATTAGTGCTACTCATACTCTCTCCTGTATGTTATACTAAGTGTACTGCTAGCCGTTATTATCTCTACTACAGTAGACAGTACTGTAAGTATATCTACAGGGCTACAGTCTGAGAAGGGCTGTCTTTGACATAACCTTCAACAGTGCATAGAGAACGGCTAGCAAGTCACACCCCACAATGTTACGACTAGCCTATACAAATAAGGCAACCGGTAGTGTCTAGAACACTACTACAGTAGGGGTAGTACTAACTCCCACGTTCCTGTAAGACACATGGTCTCAGCTGCCGTAACTCTAATTACACTCTTCTTCTACAATCACATTACTTGAACCGCACTTAGGGCATACTGCTACTTCATCCCCACTCTCTCTAAACGTACCATGACCACACTCATTACAGAACATAATCATAGATCACCCTCGCTTACTCCATTCTAGATACCATCGAGGTATAGCCGTCTTGACAAGCGTGTCACACACGTCAGCAGATAGCCCTGCCTTCGCATTAGACGATACTTCTAGCATTAGTGTGATAGCAGAGACCAATGCAGTAAGTTCTTCGCTTGTGAGCGATTCTAGCATTGTTCTGTTGATGGTATACTTGTTATCACATAGATGGATCTGCTGAATGTCCGGCTGCTTGATTGCTGTATCTACCTGACTTGTTGGTATACCTACCTTCTCACCTAAGGTAGTTAACTCAGTTGGTGAGTTACTGTATTTCTTGTACGGCTTTCTGAATAGGTACGTTGCATACATGTACGCTATACAGAATACTAGTACTAACACTATACTAGTACTATACTTACTAACTCTACCTATACACTTACCCCACCTACCCTCTGTTGAAAATATAGACATAGCCATCCTTCTCTACAACCGATACCTCTAGGTTGTGTTTCTTTCCCGCCTGCCTCATTCCCATTGACATAGCCTTGATATTCTTTGTCCCATACATCTCCTGTACATCCCTAAGTGACAACTTAATTGTCTTGTCATTAGCCAGATTCTTCAGAGCAACTAGTATCTCATTGAACTTCCCCTTACGCCTTAGCATAACTAACTCTTCTGTCTTATCCGCTATCGTAAACTTATTCAATGCCTCAATCGTACTAACCTCTTTCATAGTCATACCCCCACTAGTTGACTTAATTGATTATTGTTTCTGCGGTCCTGCACACAAAACTCATACCATATCCTATCTGCAGTCAGCTGTCCCGCATGTACGTGCACCCCATTGAATGACATAGACCCATCAGCATATGTAACTGCTATCCAGAATCTACGTACTCCCTGTTGATACTTAGGAAACTTCATTTTACTCCCTTTGCATTGTATGTCTGTAGAAACGCCTTAACATCCTCCTTACAGACAGGACACATCTCTATCTCAGGAAGTGCCGGCTTACCTTCATGGTTAGCTATGTTCAGTACATACCTTTCCCCCCTACCCTTAATCTCCCCATTACAAAGATCACAGAATACTTTAATCACTTAATCCCCCCTATGCTGTTATAACCATGCGCACTATCCAGAAATGTGTACAGTCACACCCCACGCTTTTAAAGCCGGACCCGGCTCACATGGAGGACGTACGAACCCCAAGACAGTAACTACTAGCAGGTTAGTAACCCTACCTAACCCACTAGTAGTTACCCTATAGCTACCTACCTAAAGTTAACACTACCACTTACGCTAACTTCTTAGGTGAGTTAACATCGTTATATACCTTTGACTCATCCTCTTTGTCAAAGCGTTGAATGATGTTCGCTCTGAACTTCCGCCCATAAGCATCTTCAACATCCTGTGTACCAAAGTCTACGCCAATAGCATTTCCTAGCGATTTTAACCCTCTAAGAAAGTCCTTGCTATCGTAACCTTGTGGTGTGCATCCCTTCCAAGACAGGTAAGTATCTCTATCCACATAGAAATTACACTTCATGAATAGCACCCGCCCTTGAGCATCCTTCTGTACATTCTGACCATTAACCTCAGTAACATACGGAGTTGGCTCAACCACCTTAAGCCTAAAGTTAATTGCCTTAATCTTCCCTTCCAGAAATTCCACAGTTTCCTTACTCTTATCATCTGGCGCTTCAATCTCAAACACCACATTCTTCAGAGCCGGTAACGTGTCAAATCCAGTCTGTACATTATCCATACTACCTACGTCTAGCTTCATACCTACTACCTCCTAGTTATACTGCCCTGTTAGGGGGCTGTTCGCCTCAGTTACTGAGCCACAAGCTAACAGTGTTGTTGTTATTAAACCTATACTATTACTGCTTAACCACTTCCTTAGCTACCTGAGGTTCATGTGCAGCCGTAATAACCTGCACAATCTCTCCCAAGTCTCTATCTTCTACCGGCTTCAGTACTGCCCCACCCCACCTACTCTTAGCTACATACTTCCCTTGTGGAGCCGTCAACATCTGATACACCGGCTTACCAGTCTTAGTATCCGTACTAGTAACTGTATAATATAATTCATCAAACCACGCAGGTAACGACTGCCTGAACTTCCCCTCTACTAGAGGAAACACGTGCATCTCTCCTGAGTTATCATCCTTCTCCCACAGCGGTAATGCTGTACACACCACATAATTACTCAACATGATCGCATTGGTAATCACATCCTTCATCTTATCTGCCAGTAGCCTATACATATGGAATGTAGAATCTCCATACGGCTTATCCACTAGATTATTCACAGCCACAATGTCATCAAATATAGCCTGTGAGAAGAAGCTGATATTATCAAACACATATGCGTCAAACCCCTGAGTCTTCCTCTCCCCAAACACCTTCAGAAAATTCTTATACGCACTAGGCACCTTTCTATCTATCTCAATAAACGTATCCACCTCAATATCCACATCCTTCAACCCCGTCCTAAGCAGCGTACTCTTCATACTCGCTACCCCCGCATCAAAACTCGCCACCCACACCTTCTTAGCCACCCTAGCAATCGTAGCAGCCTGACTACTCTTCCCTGTGCCACTCTCCCCAATTAGCAGTATCTTCGACTTCGTAGCCTTCCAGTCCTGTAACTTCACTTAGTACCCCCATCTTGTTTAACTTCACCCTTATCTAGAAATAACTCCATAATCTGCCTCATCCCATGAGCACACAGATTGATAGCCTTATCTACATTCTCTACCCCCTCACTTGGCTTCACATCCTGTACTTTTACCATCGTAGCAGCCACAATCAGTACAATATCCGACATCAATCCCGGCTTCTTCATAAGTGCCAACGTAAGTCCTGCATAAGCGGCACTCGACGTCTCTACAAACTTCCTCTTCTGCTCTAACACTTCTGCAGTCATCTCCCCATCATTCATCTCCTGCTCCCCCCTGTATTGGTGCTGTGTTATTCCTATCACTAGCCTCATAGTACTCACTCTGTATGTAACTATCCCCTAACTGTGTATGTAACTCCCTGTATTGACATCCCTCAAACCCATGACACGCCCCCTTATTCGCCCTGAAATACCCCCCCTTAATCGTATCATCAATCTCCTTGTGTACCCTTATCATATCCCTTCTCCACCACTCTAGATCCTCCTCTGTCCTAGTACTAACATCTCTCGGACCAAAACTAATCGCCGGACTCGGCCTCCCCCTAGTCCCACCCTTCTGTATCTCGATTGGGTTAATAATAATCCCGTCACAACTCCCAAACTTAGCCACAATCCCCGCGACCTCTCCATCTATTTGTTGATTCGGCTTGAATTGTCGAAAGTAATTTTTACTGATTGATTTCGTATGCTTATGTTCAACCCCGTATATCCTGCCTCCTTGTTTAACCACCATATCCGGTATAACGACGTAATGTATTCCTGCAGTAAATTCGAAGGTAATTGGTACTTCGATGTCAAGCACCTCCCATGCCTCACTTGGATATCGTACTGCGTATTGCTCAATAATTTTGCGTCCGTTCGCCTTCGTTTTAAGTTCTTCACTTTCCCGATCCTCATAGTTTTGCTCAAACTGTGCGATAGCCCTCTCTACACCAAGTCCTCTATACCAATCCTCAAGTCCTCTGTGTATTGCAGCTCCGAAAGCCAAGCTAGTTTTAGTTGTCTTTAATTTAATCCCATTGATATACTCCTCAAGAAACTTCATTGGGCAAGTCTGAAACGTGTTCGTCATGGAATAACTCATCGCTACTCTTCCGTCTTGCAGTTTTATTCTCGCCTTGATGTCGTTGATTGACTTGACTTCGCTTGTGTTTAGCAAAGAAAATTGCAGTTCTTTTTGCTCGCCATTTTTTAGACTGTAGATTATTTCGCTCATTCACGTATCCCCCTTGTTAGACCCTCTAGTGTACTTCATAGACTCCGACCTCAGTGTCTGTGTTACAATGTGCTCTCTCAGATCCTGCGCTGCCTGTCTTATCAACAAATAAGTCTTGAGTGAGGGAGTCTTCCTTCCAGAAGCCCAAGCCGCAAAAAAATTGCATGACTTTTTGCCCATGCGCTTTGCAATTTTTTCCCTACTTCCGTCAACCCCTTTGAGATACCTGCAATCCGCAAGAAATCCCTTCATAAGCAGGGTCGATATTTTACGGTATCTTGGCATAGGAACAGACACACCAATCTCCTTGATAAGTATAGTTTGAGTATTGAATTGGACTGAACTGCATTGGTTTCTCTCGTACCTCATATATTACTACTTACACCCCGCACTGTCAACAATATTCTTGCCTCAAGACGGAAGTAAATTGGGGGCAGGAAACAACAGGTATGTAACGGTGTGCACTCCGCCCTACCTGAAAGGAGTCAGCTGCATGAGTACAGCTGTCCTGCCCCCATACGTATGTCACTTAACCTCAGTTTTTGGGCGGGGATATTGTATTAAAAGTTTAATGGCTGAATTTAAAATATTCAATCTTTCAACCATGGAAAAATCTTTAATGGCATCTACCACTTTTCTGTGTGCCTCTATTTTAAGTTGAACGTATTTTTTAGTATCACTAACCTTCATCAGCTTCTTTTGTTTCACAAGTAATCCCTCTCTACAAAATCACAGCGTTCACATTTACGTTCTTGAATAGGTGCGGCAGTTTTAACTTTTGTCTTGGTGTCAATTTGCTTTTGTTCTCGACGCACCCACTTGGAAAATCTATGTCCGAACCATTTGCATTTATTCATCACTCACCCCTCTGTGACTCTGGCTTTGAGCATATAGTGACCTCTTTTATTTCGTTCAAGCAAACCTTTCTCGACCAATCTTTTGCATACTGGGCTTGCTGTTGATGAATGGTGATGACCGCCCCAAACCATTCCACCTATCTCGGTCGGAGAAGTCCAATCTTTATTCTTTAGATACTCAAGGACGGCTGTTTGTTGCCAAGTTAATTTATTCATCATCCACCTGCTTCGATTCAACTGGGTTGGATTCAGCGTCTTTTTTGTCGAGGGCTTCGGTGAATAAGTCAGTAAGAAGTTCAACGCCATTCCTTAATGATTTACTTTCCCTGCAGAATTTTGCTATCACCGCACTCGCTATCTCACGGTTGGTCATTTGGATTCCATCACAAAATTAAGATTTTCTAAGAGGGGCGTAATTTGTTTTGAGCACCCTCTCCAATGATATGGTGGCTCAGAAGTCACATCACACGTTTTCTCTGTGCATTCTTCTGAAAGAATTTGAATTACCTTGATTGCAGATTTAAGTGCCTCATTTTTATTTTCTATCAATTCTTCTAATTCGTTTATCTTACTCATTTCCCACTCTCCTTTGGGTTGGATTCAAGGGCTTGTTCAGCTTTTCTCATTGCGGCTTCCCAATCCTGTTTACTTCTTAGCGATAATCTCAGAATCAACATCAATTGGAGTCGCAAAGTCACAGAAGGAACAATGGGTAGAAAGTCTTAAACAATCGTTCTCTTTTCCCAATGCATCAAACTCTGATTTCAACCCCGCCGTTTCCTTTTCGATGCGATCAGAACAATCTTGACAATCTTTCAAATGTGGACATCTGCTCATTTCGACTCCTTCAATTCATCTGGTGTGGGTGTCATGGCTGGATGTTTTCCTTCATCAAGTTGGTCACAGGGTTTATCACACTTTGTGCAAATGTAGTATCGAGTGACAGATTGACCGTCATTTATTTTAATATCTGCTTGACAACAATCACTAACTGGTTTAATCATCACGATTTCCTCAAGGAGCGGATTTCAGAAGCAATTTCATTCCATTCTTTATGCCGTTCTCGCCAAGGAGTTCCCTTATACGGTTGTGCTAATCCTTCAGCCACCTTCGCCGCATCTTCCACCCCCCTGTTATAGCCTTGCTTCTCTGCTTCGAGGAGGGCTTTTTCAATCTTAGATACTAGCGTTGTTTCAACATAAGAAACTGCCTTTGGATTCCCATGCAAATCAAGCGGATAAGAAGTGTCGATTGAAACAGTGTCGCCATCCACAGAGTTCAACCATTTTAATATATTCTCAGATATCTCTTTCGGGTCGAGTGGCATTTTATTTCTCCCATTCAATCAATATAGGGGTTTTAAACTTCTCACATTGGCTGTAATCATGCTTTTTCTGTATATAGCAATTCGCTATGTGCCAGCAAGTAGAGCCGTCTGTCAAAACCCAATCTTTCTTTTTGACAGTAATCTTAAATGGTTTTCGTTTCATTTTATTCTCCTAAGTTATTGGTGGATGGCAACAGGTAGGGAATATACTAGTATCACCCATTTCTGCCGATATGAATAAGCCCTCTTCAAGCTTTCTTACTCTTATGTGGATGCCTCCACTCCGAGTAATTAGCCACGTAGGGTTTACGCCTTTACGCTCTGTTACCACCCAATAAGTTATTGTAGACGGCTCGGCAGGTACCCAAACTTCATCGTATACCTACAAACCCGAATGTACGGGTGGATATTTTCATCACGAGCCATCCACTTTCAAAAGAACGGGTTAATTCTTAATCAATTCAAATCTATTATGTGTTGGATAAGCTGACTTTGAATTTAATGATAACCTTTTCTCAATTATCATTATCACATTTCTGCTTTTCGTAATTCCTTTGTGCCTAAAGGATACTCTTGTGAAAACTCTCAACGGAAGGTTTAAATCTTTAATCAATCGTTTCACGCTATCAAGCGCAACACAAGTAACGATCTCACCATTTGAAAGTTTGTCTTTCCCAAGTTCTATTCCTAAAGATTGCCCTTGTTTCAAAATCGCGGCATCCCTGACTAACTCCATGTACTTACTTTTCCCAAACGAATTTACTAACTTAGTTGTATCTGACTTGCTAAACACTCTCATCGTTTTCTCCTTAGTTGTTGTTAATTACGTTCACTCCACTTTCAAAAGGGGTTATTTAATCCATCTCAAGCCGTATCATTTCTTCCCAAGACTTTTTTCCACAGTTACACTCTGTTCGAGCGACGGCGATATTATTTTGGGTTCCTAGAAAAAAATCTGTTATCGTAAATTCGTGTTCATGTTTTTTCATGTTCCCCTCTCTTTAGAAGCTAGGTAGGCTGCCTACCAACTCACCTGATTCCAATACCCCTTACTATTCTGAATAATCTCAAACGGTCTTGGCTCTCCCATCACCACACTCTTAACCATATTAACAATCCACATACTACACATGACTGCATTATATCCAACCCCTCTAGCAGTACACTCCTCTGTACTGCCTGCCTCATCAAAGTACCAACTCCTTATATACTTATCATACTGTAACCTATCCTTAGGATCTATGCAGTACACCCTGAAGTCCTGTCCACCCATTCTACCATCTATAAATGCATTAACTATCGTGTTGTCTTGAACCCTCTTAGCCACCTGTAACCTAGTAGCCATATTATCCGGTGTTACTATCATTATCGGCGTAACAGCCTGTCTCTCAAACCTGTGAACTATAGGTGTAATAGGTACTCCGGTAAGATTCACTACCCTCATAGCCAGTGCATTAACCTTATAACTATCTTGGTCATCTACTCCAAATACCTGATTCGGTACATTATGTAACTCCACCTTGTCATCATCATACACAGTAATATTCGAGAACCCCAACTTAGCCAACCCCAGCACAACCCAACTCCCTAGACTCCCCGCCCCAACCACTGCTATTGGCGTTGTAGATAGGCTAGAATCGAATATCGCCCTCTGCCTTAGGTACATATCACTATTTGCTAGTGCCATTGTCTACATCCCCTCTCATTCTCTCTGGTCGATACCCACTAGGCGGTACATCATCATTCAGATGACTATGCCCATCCTTAGACATCTCCAGTATCTCCTCAATACACGCCAAACAAATCATCTCATGCTCAGCATTATTCCAAAATGTATACCCTTGTGCTTGACAACTAGCACACATATTAAACAAACAGAAAGGGTCAGACACCTTGAGATACTTCCTAACTCTCTTCTTCTCCTTCTTTGTCAACCCTTGCCAGTACGCTTCCCCTCTCGCAGCAGGTGTACTTGCATCCACCCTCTTAATCCCATCCCCTAACTCATTTACATTTGAGTACTTCGTCGGCAGAAACTCACTAGGATATCCCTCTAGTGTAGGCTCTGAATCAAACACACTAGGATACGTACTCGGCATAGACGGCGGCGTATACCCAAACCCCACCCCTCTCCCCTTAACTTTATCTGCTACCTCTTTCTTAATATCTTCAGAGTCCACCACTCCTTCAGTAACCACATACACAGGTAACTTATTTACAGTAAGCTTAAACGGTGTCGTAATATCCAACCTAGCCAGTATCTCACCCTCCTTATTCATCACTATAGACACCATCCAATCTGAATCACTTACCAACATCTCTGCCGTAGCATTATCCGTCCCACTCCAAAACACACCCATATTTGCATGAGAGTGCCACCACAACTTAAACCCATCCTGTGCCTTCCCTTGTTTATCTAACTCCTCTCTCAACTTCGCAATCGACATAGCCTCTAAGTGAGTATCTGCCCCGCTACACTCCTGCTCTAACAAATACACCTCTGTAACCCTAAACGTATCCCCATCCCTAACAATCTCCCCCATCCCACTAATCTCACCACCAGCCTCATCCACATACCCCTGTAACCTAGCATAAATCCTCTCCGTCATCTCCACCTTCAACCCAATATCATCCACCTTGACCTCCACCTTCTCTGAATCCGTCATTTTCCATCTCATACATTTTCTCTCCTCTCTGCTTGACTTTGCCGTGCCCTTATTGCCTCTGCCTCTTCTCTAAATACTTCCAATTCTTGCTCTCTGAGTGCTTGCTGACGCCTTCTTTGTTCAGCCTCTATACGAGTCGCCTCAGTCATTCTACTCCTACCAAACTCCACCGCACTTATAGGATACACGCAAGTCTCATTCTCACTATCCACATTCTCCCAATAGTGCCTACACCCAACACAATAGTCCGTATCCGGCTTATGTTCCAAACTATCCCCTGTCTTAGGGCACACCTGACAAGTACACTGATTAGCAAACTGCCTACAATTCCTACACCTATTACAGCCACATTCCGCACCCCCCTTTTCACACTCTGTACACAACTGTTCCCCATTCACCACCCTATTCCTCCATCCCTTAGCCAACCTAATATACGGCCCCCCTTCAGGTGTATACCCTCTCAGAAACTCTGCAGTCATTACCATCACTCTTAACCAGTTATACTTCTTCTGCAGTAACCTAGTAATATAATCTCTCCAAGTTCCAAAGCATATATTCCCACTACCTTGCACATGTGGATGAGCTAGTCCACTAGCCTCTACTGGTGAGTTAAGATTAAATGCCCTAATCCTACCATTCCCAGTACTCACAACCAACTGAAACTGCCCTATCCTGTACGTAGTTCCCCTATATGTTATATTCAACTCCCCTAAGTCCGCCCTAGCCTCAGCTCCCTGTATGGTGATCCTAGCAAACTTACTCGCCGCCTGCTTTAGCACATCTGTATCATCTAACAATACCAAATCACCAAACTCCTCTCTCTTAGCTGTAATCTCCTTCTTAAACCTATCTAAGTTATATATAACCTGCTGTGCATTACTCTGAGAGACACACACATTCCTTAACTCTTTTGTCTTGTTATTAACCCAATTATAATGACTCCGTTTAATCCCTACCTTAATTCTCTTAACAATAGTCTGCAACCCTTCCACACCCATATCCCTATCCCACTCAACTACCTTAGGTACACTACTCATCTTATCCTCTCTGTGTATACTCTCTCTGTAAAGTGTAGGGGATAGGCAGGAATCCCCACCTACCCCCCACTGGTAGCTACCACGCTAGTATTGCACTTCCTTCAGCATGAATTAACCACCAACCACTTCAGGCGCAATAGTGAGTGTCTGATTGTGCATGACAGGACTGTCAAGACCAACCGACTCACCACCTACCCTAATTGCCTGTGCCTTCTGCAAGCTAACCGCACCTGCTCTAAGCACATCAGCTACTGTACTACCTTCCGGCACAGTAACCTCTAATGCCCTACTGTTCGGTGGAAGCACACGCACAGTAATGTTATTTGTAGTAGAATTCTCCACTTGTAATCACCCCCCTCAAAGTTGATAGTTAATTTCAATGCTCTGTACGACTTACTGACTTAGAATAACTTAGGATCCTAGAGTGCCCTAACCTCTTCCTTCATCCTACCCAACTCTGACTGCAGAAATATCTTCTCAGTCTTTATAGGTTCCAAGTCCACCCTAAGCAGAAACCCTAATTCCATAGCAAAGTGCAGTGCTTCAGAGTAACTCTTAACAAATCTAGTGTGTGTAGTTCCTGTCTCTTGCTCAACGGTATACTTTAACTTACCCACTTCATCATCCCGTGTATCAGTATCCACTCTTATACTGGATATACCCCACCTATTTAGTATCTTCGCAATCAACACCTCATTACCCCTAAATAGATTCCACCATCTCTCAACCTTGAGTAACTTTACCCTTCTCAATGTAAAGTTAGGTACAGTTATATGTGAAGCCTGTCCATTAACATACCATGATACATACACTCCATCCGTCCTATGCTCTCTAACAATCCCAATAGTCCCCTCTGCAACCATATACCCACCTACCAACATCTTGACAATATCACACTCTTTTATCCTATCTACTCTCCCTGTAGTCGAAGTACTCACAGTCTGACTCATGGTATCCTTCCTAAGTCTCTCTTATTCACTAACACCAGATATAACTGATGACACTCCTCACAACTAGCTGTGGCAGTAAACACATCCTCTTTCTTAGGGTCATCTATGGCAGCAAGTAACTTAGTATGCCCGCCACAGCTACACAGATACCTCTCACTTAAGTGTGGAGACTTCCCTGCAGGAAAACTATCCTCACCAAACTCATCTTTGAAATACTCCTTAGCGTCCATTGTGTCCCATCTCCATTACTTGCTGTATCATTACCTTGTTGAGTAACCCTACTAACTGTGGCACTAACTCTATCTGAATAGTTAGCCCCTTCTTTGTAGGTGTGAACTCTCCCTCTACCTCACTCTTAAAGTACACCCTCATATCTACATACACCTTATCCTTATACGACCCCCTTGACACAACAATACTCTCATTCTGATTCCTTGTAAATCGACCTACGACCACCTTGTCCATGTCTTTTCTCTCCTTGTATTCTACCCCTACACAACCAATCCACCAACCCTAAAACAACAAATAGTATTACAGCATTACTGAACATTACGACCATATACGTACCTAGTATAAATATCCACTCTATCAGTGTACCTGCCCACTCCAGTACTCTCGCCGCCCACCTATCTAGTTATATGTGTATGATACCGACGTACTCTGAGAGGGGAATACTACTGTGAATGTACGCTTGTGAGTCCAACTCAGCATAGGTAGATTGTATACTACAATTCCCATACAGCGAGTTCATAACAACTTGGTACGGACAGCAATATTACAGCTTCCCAGAGTACGTTTGACTACAGCACTTACTACTTACTACCTACCCACCATAGTCCTTAGGTGATCCTTAAGACACTCATGGCTAATCTTAACTGTCCCATACTTAGCCATACTGTACTTGATAGCCCTTGCAATACAGTGTGCCTCTTGCTGTGTGAGTTCAGTAACCCTAATAACCTGATGAGGTCTATCACCTACTAACCCAGTAATCTGTCTTACCCATGATGGGTATACCGTAACCGCCTCAGATTGCTGTGTCATGTTTGTCAGAGCCTTCTGCTACCGTTGTCTGTGCTTCCGTTGCAGAAACCTCTGTAACTACTTCAGCAGAGATATTAGCAATATCTCCTAAATCTCCCCCTTCTGTGATATGCTCTATCACTTCCCGCTTAAATATCCCTATTGCGTCCTCTTTTGTATCTGCCTCTACCTCAAACTCTATATGGCAGTCTATAATCATTTTCTTCATTAGCTGTTATCTCCTTAGTTGTATGCAGGTTATTAGTGATAGCAGAATACACTGTACTAGCTATACCTAACTCATTCAGTGTATCTACTATTTCCTTCTCTACCGCTTCATGGTAGAATGGGGTCATAGGGGTTAGTATCGTAATAGTGATAGTCCCCTGCTTCGACGACTTAGCCTGCTCAACTCGCTCTCTTGACTCTTTGCTCATGTTAGCTCTCCTTGTTTTGTCCTATACTAGACCTCTGCCTCAACGCAGATATAGTCATTCTCAGAGTCTCTTAGTGCCTTAATAATATGCTCTCCTAAGTCTATCTTACTAGCTAGTCTCCCCTTAGCCGTGTCCTCAATCGGTATGACGTGTGTTTCCTCTATCCCCTTCATGTACTCTGCAAAGCTAGTATGATAACTCTCCTTAAACTCCGTCTTGAGTGTCTTAACCTTAGCAACTATCTCTGGTAACTCTTCCTTAGTCCACTGCCAGTTAATCTGTCCACTATCACAATCGCTACCACCAAACTCTGTAATATCACTAGACGACTGTACCCCAAACCAGAACTTATACTCAAAATCTCCCGTAACATACCTACCCATTTTGAGTCTCCCTAAGAGTAAGCTCACGCTCTACATCAAGTATTCCAGTCAGCAATCTATATCTCTTACCTAGTATCTTGTCTATAGCAAGAGTTAGCTTACCATGTAGCTTTATTAACTCATCACTTGACATATTGCGTATATTCTTAGTCTTTCCCATAGCTACTCCCCTTTCAGTATCCTAACTGCCCACGCCACGCCGTAACTATCTGCCCCCGCCTTGATAAGAGCCTGACTCAGTATATACAGATAGATAGGATCCTTACCTGTATACGGGGATAGAAAGTGCATATACTCTCCATAGTGCCCTTTCGTCGTAGCAATCCTTCCCTCTGTCCTCTTCACAAACTCCACAATATCCGTATCCTTACTAAACTCCTCTATAAGCATATTAGCTTTATCCGTTGCAGTCATTGTAATTCCCTCTCCTCTCTGTAATCTCTGTAGCGTTGCACGCTCTCAGGAATCTAGCTCTATCAAACTTATCATTATCTGCTTGGCAAACGTCTGCAACTAGCTTGGCAGTACCTACACGCCAGTACACATTTGGGATTGCCTTGATTGCTTTCGCAAACTCTTTAAAATTATGCTTAGTCATCATGGCAGTATACTCCTATGCTATATTCTAGTATGAGATAAAAAGGAATGAAAACACGAATACGAGGTAGCTATACAAGCCTACCCCGTATCCTACCTGCTACTTCTTGAGACTAGCTAACATCT